ACGCCGATCCCTGCTGCTCCACTGCCTAGCGCGGCGTCGTATGGGCTCGACCCGTCTGTAGTCGGCATGGATAGCGCACCGCAACAGCAGCCGACCGCATCGGTGCAGGCTCCGAAGGCTGTCGCGCCTGGTGCTGGCGTCAATAACCAGATCATCGCGGATTACAACGCTGGCCGCCTGTCGCCTGAAGACATGGCGGCTGTCGAGCAGCGCGCGTCGAAGATCGGCATTGATCCGAGTCAGTTGCAACGACCGCAAACCGTCCCGGGAACCGGACAACCCGGCCCGGGAACCGCTGCGCCGCCCGGGTCGACCGCTCCGGCTCAATCTTCGAAGCCGATCGGCCCGCAGACGCTCGCCGCAATGCAGGCTGGCAAGCTCACGCCTGACCAACTGGCGACGATCAAGGCTGGCATCGACAATGGCACGCTGACCATGCCGGCGAATGCGCCTGCCGCGGCGCCCGCGCAAGATGCGACCGGTCCGCAGAATGACGGCTATTTCGCCGCGGGCTTGCCTGCGTCTGCCGCTCCGACTGCGCCCGCCAATCCGGCTACGGCGGCAAAGAACGGCTCTACGTGGTCTGACGTGGCAGAGAAAGCCGTCGGCGGTGTCGCAGGTAGTCTGCTCGACATCGCGTCGGCTGGCGGCCGTCTGGTGGGCGCCAATGAGTTTGCTGACAAAGCGAACGCCGCGCATGAGCAGATCAATGCGCAGATGGCGCGCGACACGAACAACAGCGTCTCAGGCAAGGTCGCCGGCTTCGTCGGTGAAGCGGCTCCATATGCTGCGATGGGCGGCGCATCGCTTCCTGGTGCTGTCGCTGGTGGCGCTGTGGCTGGCGCGGCTCCTGCTGTGGCGCAGAACAAGTCTGCCGGCGAAGTGGCGCGCGACGCGGCCGTCGGTGGCGCTGCGGGTGCGGCTGGTGTCGGCATCGGCAAGGTGCTCGGAAAGGGCGTCTCCGCTCTCGCCGAGAATCCGACCGTCGCCAAGGGCATCGCGCGCTTGCAGGAAATGTTCGGCAAAACGCCGTCCGAAGCGACGAAGGTCGCAGCCAGTGGCGCGGCGCCTGACGCTCAGGTCGCGGCCGACATTGCAGGCGCAACCGGTCACACGCCGAGCGAACTTGCATCGAAGCTCGAAAAGGCGCCCGCAGCGCAGACGCCGGGATACACGCCGAGCGCGGCCGAAATGGCGAACGATGCCAACGTGACGACGCTGCAGAAGGTGAGCACGAACGCGAACCCGTCGACGTTTGGCAATGCGAGCGCCAACAATGACGCGGCGATTGCGTCTGCTCTGGAAAAGGGTAAAGCGCCTGGCTCGATGCCGGCTGAAGCGCCGAACACTCCGGGCACGGCAGCCAATCCGCAGGCGGCAGAGCATGCGGCGGAAGCGGCGGCGCAGAAGAGTGACGCACTCGCAGCGCAAGGCCAGTCCGAGGTTCAGCCGCTCGCCAAGCCTGTTGCGGACAAGCTTCAGTCGCCGCAGTTCGAAGCGCCGGTCAAGCTTGCGCAGAAGATCGCCAAGGATCAAGGCTCGACCGTGTTCGAAGATCTGCAGAAGGCGAAGCACGCCGAGGCAGCGGCAGCGCTCGACCAGATCACCGGCACGCCCGAACAACTGGCGGCAGCGAAGGCAGCACGCAGCGCGGAAGCGGCTGATAACTTCCTTCCGCTCGACAAGTCGGCAACGCTCGAATCTGACGCATGGAAAAGCCTGGCGAAGCGCCCGACGTTCCGCGATGCGATCAAGGAAGCGGAAGCGACAGCGGCTGACCGGGGTGAGAAGGCGGCTATCACGCTGAACCCTGATGGCTCGGTGACTGCGACCGGGCGCGGCCTGCTCGATGCAAAGGCTGGAATCGATGGGCTGATTGCGAAGGAGGCGGGTCAGGGCGGTAACCCGTCCAAGGTGAAGCGCTACACCGAAGTTAAGAACGCGCTGCTGGCGCAGATGGACCAAGCGTATCCGGAATACGGCGCCGCTCGAGCAAAGTTCGCTGAAGCAAGCGGCCCCATCGACGCGATGACGGCATTGCAGACTCGAGTCAATGGCGCCATCAACCCGACAACGGGCGAAGTTAGCTCGAGCAAACTCATCCAGACGATAAATAGCATCAAGGCCGAGCAGATGAAACCCGGCTTCCGTCCGGCCGACAAGGTGCCTGATGCAACTCTGGATGCGCTCGCTGCATTGGCGAAGCATCTCGAGAACAAAAACGATCTGACGGGCTTGCCTGCCGAAGGGCAGGAATACATTCGGCGCGCGCTTGCCTCGAGCGAGAAGCATGCCGCGGCGCATCAGGAGTTTAAGAGCGTGCTCGACGCTCAGTCGCCGGCATACAAGGAACTGCACGGCGCGCATGCTCAGAACGTCGCTGCGATCGATTCGCAGAAGGCCAGCCAGACGGCGCTCGCGCAGGCGGAAGAAGCAGTTCGCAATGCCGATTCGCCCGGCAGCCTGAAGGCGCTCGACAAGCTGCTGCCGAACATGGAAGCGGCAGACCGAGCCAAAGCGATCGCGCTACGTCAGCAGAAGGCGCGCGAGCTCGCAATGAGCGAAGTTGCCGAGCGCAACAAGAACAGCCGCGCCGAAACGGAATTCAACCGCGGCACGTTCAAGAGCGCATCCGACAAGTATTCGCCGTTCATGTCTAAAGAGGACGCAAGCCAATTCGGCAGCGTTGCGCAGGACTTGCACAACCAGACGACGACCTATGCCAAGACGGGCAAGATCGGCGGCAGCGACACGATGCAGAACCAGAGCGCGGCCAAGCGGTTCGGGCGCAATCTCGGCGACGCGCTGAAAGATGTGGGCGTGCAGGCATTGATTGGCGGCGGAGTCGGAACGGCGATGGGTCCGCTCGGGACGATCGGCGGTGCTGCGGCCGGCGCGATCACTGGCGCACTGACGCGCACGATCACGCAAAAGGTGTCGTCCATCACGACCGAGAACGCCGCAAAGCTATTGTCGAACGGTAAACTATTGGCCGCAGCGCTACGGAACTATGACTCTCTCGCCGCGCGCCGTCTGTTCGTTGAGCAACTGTCGCAACGTGCAGGCTACGCCGCAGGGGCTGCCGCAGCGAATCAATTTAACGGTCGTCGTTAGGACTCCAAATGACAAAGCCAGTTTTCTCAGTCGAGCGGTTCCAGGATGTCTACGACGAACTGTTGCCGCTGCTCTACAAGCACTACGACGAGATCAGCCTGCACAAGCAGCAGGGCTACGACCTGAAGCCGAATGTGCCGCTCTACCGCGCGATGCAGGACGCGGACCAACTGACGATGATGATCGGCCGCTTGGACGGGCGGATCGTCGCTTACTTCGTCGTGTTCGTGCGGCCGAGCATCCATTACGGCGACTGCTTGGAAGGAATCGGCGACATCTTCTTTGTCGAACCCGGTCTGCGCGGGCTGATGTACGGACTGGCTCTGTTTGAGGCAACTGAAAACGAACTGAAGCGCCGAGGCGTCAAGTGCTTTATGGCCGGCGAAAAGGTCGCATTCCCCGCGCGCGCGCTGTTTGAACGCCGCGGCTTCGAAGAAATCGAAAGGAAACACGCCAAATGGCTTTGACCAAAGAAGAACGGCACGGCAAGGTTTGGGATCGCGCGACGGCCCGGTTCGATCGCGCATACGGCCCGCAGCAACAGATCCGGCTCGCCTCGCTCGAAGACCGGCGCTTTGCCTATGTCGACGCGGCGCAGTGGGAAGGCGGTCTAGGCGCGCAGTTCAACAACCGGCCGCGCTTCGTCGTCAACAAGGTGCAGAAAGCCGTTCGCCGGATCGTGTCGGAATACCGCGCCAATGCGATGACGGTCAATTTCCGGTCGAGCGAGGACGACAGCCGACAGGATGATCTCGACGCGCTGCGCATCGTCTACCGCTCCGACGAGCAATACAGCAGCGCGCAGGACGTGTATGTGTCCGCATTCGATGAAGCGGTCGCCGGCGGGATGGGCGCCTGGCGCCTGACGAACGACTACGATCACCGCGCGGAAACGGATCTGGACGACGACACGCCGCAGCGGATCTGCTTCGAGCCGATCCCTGACGCCGACATTTCCGTCTTCTTCGATCCGGACAGCCGCAAGCTCGACAAGTCGGACGCCAAGTGGTGCACTGTGCTTAACCCGATTAGTTGGGATACCTACACGACCGAATATCTTGGCGATGAAGTCGAGCTGACCGAGCGTCCGACCAGTTTCAAGGCTGTTCGCTCGCTGAAGCAGTTTGACTGGTTCACGAACGATTCCGTGTACATCGGCGAATATTACGAAGTGGAGCAGAAAGTCGAGAAGTACTCGGTATGGCGTGAACCGCACTCGGGCGTCGAGCAGAAAGTCTACGCCGGGCTCGATGCAGAAGGGCGCGAGGATGCGGAAGAGCAGGAACAGCATTACGCCTCGATCGGCTATATCAAGGTTCGCAGCGGCAAGCGCAACAGCAAGAAGGTGCGCAAGTACTTCATGGACGGCTGCGGAATCCTGAAGGACTGCGGGTATATCGCTGGCTCTGAGATCCCGATCGTCGTCGTCTATGGCATTCGCCAGGTGATCGACGGCATCGAACGCTTCCAAGGTGCTGTGCGCCTCGCGAAGGATTCGCAACGTCTGTACAACATGCAGATCAGCACGCTGGCGGACATTACGGCATTTACGCCGCGCGAGAAGCCGATTTTCACGCCTGAACAGGTCGCAGGGCACGAACTGACGTGGGCCGGTGATCTCGTTGCGAACAATCCGTATCTGCTCATCAACCCGGTGACGGGCGCCGACGGCTCGCAGACGATCGCCCCGCCTGTTGGCTACATAAAGCAGCCGGACGTTCCGCCCGCGCTGGCTGGCCTCGTGCAGATCACGGCAGCCGACATGCTCGACGTGACGGGCGGCGATCTGGCGGCCGGTCAGGTGACGTCCAACACGTCTGATGCGCTGGTGAGTCGTGTGCAGGCGCATCAGGACATGCAGGTCTACATCTTCATCGACAACATGTCGCGCGCGATGCAGCGATGCGGCAAGATTTACCTGTCGATGGCGTGCGACATCTACACCGAAGACAATCGCAAGTTTTCCGCCAATGGCGAGGATGGCTCGCCCGAATCGACGTCGATCAATGTCCCGTCGATCGATGACGAAGGCAAGCCGACGATCGCCCGAGCGTTCACGCCGGGACTCGATGTGTTCGTTGATGTGGGCCCGGCCTTCAACAGCCGCAAGGATTCGACCGTCAACGCAATCGCCAAGATCCTGCCGGGTATCGTTGATCCGCAGATGCAGCAACTGATGGTCGCTACGCTCGTCCGGAATCTTGACGGCGAGGGTATGGAAGATCTGTCCAAGTTCGCGCGTATGCAGCTCGTCAAGGCTGGCGTCGTCAAGCCGAACGACGAGGAAGCGCAGCAGTTGCAAGCCGAGCAGCAAGAAGCAGCAAACGCACCGCCCGACGCTCAGACGGTCGCTCTGCTGGCTCAGGCGCGCAAGGATGCAGCGAGCGCCACGCAAAGCGAGGCATCGGCTGTGCAGGCTCTGTCGACGGCCGAACTCAACCAGGCGAAGGCGGCCGAGTCGATCTCGAACACGAACGCAAGCCAGTTGTCGACGATCATGCAGATGCTGCAAGGCATCCAAGATCGCGTCAACCAGCAAGCGGGCCAGGTGAATCAGGATCAGCCGCAAAGCCCGATGGACGGCAAGGTAAATCAGGCGATCTCGTCCGGTGTCGCGGCTCCGTCGCCGGGTGTCAACGCGCTGCATGGTACGCAACAGGTCGATCCGTCCGCGCAGGCGTTGACCGCGGGCAATGCGCCGGCGGCCGCTCAGGCGCCGGTTCACGTCTCTAACCGTCCGGCGGTCGGCCATTGAGCGAAATCTCGCTTCCGGAATGGGCTGAATGTCTGCTGACTCCCGGCCCGCGTTATACCGTGTTTCACGGTGGGCGCGGCTCGGGCAAGTCAATGTCATTCGGCACGGCTCTCGTTATTCGCGCGGCATCCGAGCCAGTGCGGATTCTGTGCTGCCGAGAGATCCAGCAGTCGATCAATGAGTCGGTCAAGTCGATGATCGAGTCGCGCATCGCGGCGGCTGGCCTCTCGTCATTCTTCACGGTCAAGAATACAGAGATCACTGGCGCGAACGGCAGCAAGTTCATTTTCCGCGGCCTATCGGACGTCACTGCTGACTCCATCAAGTCGCTGGATAACATTGATATTGTCTGGTGTGAGGAAGCGCAGGCGCTGTCTCAGCGCTCGCTCGATCTGCTGCTGCCGACGATCCGGAAAGAGACATCAGAGATATGGATGTCAATGAATCCGGAAATGGATACCGATCCGGTCTATACGACGTTCATCGCGAAGCCTCCCGCCAATGCGCGCGTCATCCAGGTCAATTGGGACCGCAACCCGTTCTGGAATGCCGCATTGGAAGCGGAACGGCAGCGCTCGAAGGCTGACGACCCGGATCGGTACGACCATATCTGGGAGGGCGTGCCGATGGCGGCCACAGACGGCGCTATCTACCGCAAGGAGATGCATGCGCTGTCAGTCGGCAACCGTATCCGCCCGATCGCCGAAGATCCTGCGCTGACGACGCACGCCATATTCGACTTGGGCGTCGCCGACTTAACGTCGATCACGATCGCGCAGGCTGACATTAGCGGGCTTCGTGTGCTGGCGTTCCACGAAGATCACGGCCTATCGCTGAAGGATTACAGCGACTGGCTCCAGCAGAATGGATGGGGTCATGTGACCGTCTGGCTGCCGCACGACGGGCGCGCACGCTCTCTGCATACCGGCATGTCGTCGGAAGCACTGATGCGCTCGTATGGCTGGCAGGTGCAGATCGTACCGTCGCTGCCGGTCGAGACTGGCATCCAGCAGGGGCGCGCAGCACTGAAGAACGCTTTCTTCTCAGACGAATGCGACGTGCTGCTTGAACACCTGCGCCGCTACTCGCGCAACAAGGCAGGGCATCCGCAGCATGACGAGCATTCGCACGCCGCGGACTCATTCCGCTACACCTGCATCGCGATGAGCCATTTTAAAAACGTTGCCGAGCAGCGCATCAAGAAGGCGAATCTGGCCCAGTCCGTGCGGATCATCCCCACGGTCAACCATTGGGCCAAGGTCTAGACGCGCAGATCGATAACCATCGACAGCCGGTCGACTGACGACTCGTTGCGTACCTCGTGCATCAGATCGTTGCGGAAATGGAACATGCGCCCGGTCAGCATTTGCAACGTCTCGTCTCCGCTCGTGATGATGGCGCCTGGCTGGCCTTGAATCACCAGATGGAAGCGGCGCCAATACCGCGTGTGCTCAGGCGTGTCGACGTGCGCATAGATCCGGCCTCCCGGTCGCACGCGATTGACCATCACGCGACCGATGCGCGTCGCACCGACGAACCGTGCCAGATCGAACACGAACGGATGCGCCTGCGTCAGCTTTGACCATGCGGGATAGGCGATCGACTCATGCTGATCGTAGCCGGCCAGCTTGTTCTGCTTGTACAGCTCGATCTCTTCCTCGCTCATGCCGGTCTGAATCTCCGGGAAGCGCAGCATGATCGTATCGGTATCGCCAAACGGCCCCTGCGGATAGTTGCGTAAGAACGTGTCAGCCGTCCACAGTTCAGGGTCCATCGAGATCGCGAGCGACAGGGCGCTCACGTCCATGCCGTCTTTGATTACGTGAAAATTGCGCATTAGAAATGAAGTGTGAGAAATGAAATTGCGGCGAACGCCATCAGCCACCAGAACGCCGCTTTGAGCACGTCGGGGCCATTGCGCCAGATATCGCCCGCGAGTATCAGCGGAAACAACAGGACGCCTTTGATGCCGCGCAAGATAGCCGGCCAGAACGCTTCGAAGAACGCGAAGCAGATCACGCAGGCGAGGGCGCCGAATATGGCGTGTTGGATCACTTTCTCTCCTTCTCAATTGTGTGTGCGAGCGAACTCCGGATCAATGTCGCCAGGAAGACGCCCTTGATCTTGGCTAGTTCATGCAACTCACGCAACATCGACGGCGGTAAAAAGATCACCGTCCGCGTCATTTTCTCATCAACCATTTTCATCCTTCCGCTGCACATGTGCACTCAGTATAGGTGATACACATGTGCAGCACAACTAACTTCTACTGTATACTTTCTGGCATTGAATTTTCCCACCAGAGGGTGAGTGCATGGGCCAACAAGAGATCGAAACGCAGCAACCGGAACTTGAGCAGGAGCAGCCCGAGGAAGTCGCGGCGCCTGCTTTATTCGATGACGAAGACCAGGAGTCGGAAGCGCCTGAGTCGGCGGAAAGCACCGAGCAGCCGGAAGGCGAGCAGCAATCGCTGAAGGGCCAGCCGGCGCCGAAGTGGGTCGCGGATCTGCGCAAGAGTCACAAAGAGATCATGCGCGAGAAGCGCGAGCTACAGCGCGAGCTCGAAGAGATTCGCTCGAAGCTTCCGCAGCCTGCGCCGACGCTCACCGCAAAGCCGACGCTTGACCAGTACGACTACGACGAAACGCGGTTCTCGGAAGCGTATGACAACTGGATGGAGCAGAAGGCCAAGCTTGACGCAGCCGATCGCGCCAAGCTCGACGCGCAGCGCAAGGAGCAGGAAGAGGTCGAGAACTTCAAGAAGTCCTATGCCGCCCGCAAGGAATCGCTCGGCGTGGCTGACTTCGAAGAAGCCGAGTCCGAAGTCGGATCGATCCTGAACCAGACGCAAGCTGGTCTGCTGATGCGCGGCGCCGACGATCCTGCGGTGCTGGTCTATGCGCTCTCGAAGTCTCCCGCTCGTCTGATCGAACTGTCGAAGATCGCCGATCCCGTAAAATTTACCGTCGCAGTCGCGAAACTGGAAATCTCCTTGGCTACCAAGAAAACAACCCGGCCGGCGCCCGAAGCGCGCGTTACGGCAGAACGCGGCACTGGCTTCAACGCGACGAGCTCGCAACTCGACAAACTGCGCGCAGAAGCAGAGCGCACAGGCGACTACTCGCGCGTCGTTGCTTATAAAAAGCAAATGGCGCAGAAGTAATCCAGTAGTTGCTACACTTTTTGTAAAGTAGTACCATTCGGAAAAGCGAAATGTATCGGGCATGAGATAAATCCTTGCCCGGTACATCGCAAGCATCAACGTATCTCAGCCCCATCGGCGCCTTGAGCGTTAGTCCTAGCTGGATGCGAAATCAGTGGCGAGCCCGCCATTTCTTTTCGTTGTTTTATTTAGGATAACCAATCATGGCACAGCCTCCGGCAACTCCGTTCCTTTCGACTGCGAACTCGTTCTCGAAAGAAGAGCGCATCGCATTCGAAAACCTTCTTGAAGGCTTCAATGACCAGTTGGTCATGTCGAAAGCCGTCACCGTCTTCTCGAACGACCAAACGATGATGGCCCGCGCTGGCGACATGATTCGCCGCCCGATGCCGTACATCGCCCGTTCGTTCTCGGGCCTCGATCAAACCGCAAACTTCGTCGGCAAGACGCAGCTGACCGTGCCGGCCGCAATCGACACGATCCGCAGCTCCCCGTGGACGATGGACGCGACCGAACTGCGCGACGCCCTGCAAGAAAACCGCCTCGGCACGGCTGCAAAGCAAAAGATCGCATCCGACATCAACGTTGACGTCGTGAACGCCGTTTCGACGCTCGGCTCGCTCGTCGTGAAGCGCACGGTTGCAGCAACCGGCTTCGACGATCTGGCGCAAGCTGATTCGCTGATGAATGAGTCGGGCATCGACTACGACGGCCGTTACTCGGTCTTCGGTTCGCGCGATTACAACGCAATGGCCGGCAACCTCGCCAGCCGCGCATATCTGGTCGAAGGCCAGAAGGCAGCGACCGCCTACGAAATGGCAACGGTCGGCCGCCAAGTGGCAGGCTTCGAGCGCGTGCTCAAGGCTGACTACCTCGCGCGCCTGGCTGCTGCTGCTGGCGTGACGGTCACGGTGAACGGTGCGAATCAGTACACGGTTCCGAAGGCTCTGGCAGCATCGCCGAGCGGCCCGCTTCAGTCGAACGTCGACAACCGCATCCAGGCGCTGGCAATCACCGTCACGTCGGGCACGGTCAAGGTCGGTGATGCCTTCACGATCGCTGGCGTGAACAACGTTCATCCGATCACGAAGATCGACACCGGCCAGCTCAAGACCTTCCGCGTTGTCAGCATCGTTTCGGGTGCAGGCGGTACGGGCACGGTTCAGATCACCCCGGCGATCATCTCGGGTCAGGGCGCCACGGACGCGGAACTCGCGTACAAGAACGTGACGGCAACCCCGGCAGCGGGCGCAGCGATCACCTGGCTCAACACGGTTTCGACCGGCGTGAACTGCTTCTGGAAGAAAGAAGCGGTCGAAATCCTGCCGGGTCGCCTCGCGGTTCCGTCGGATCAAGGTCTCGCAGTGATGCGCGGCACGACCGACCAGGGCATCGAAATCGTGATGACCAAGCAGGCGCACATCGAGACGTACAAGTCGCTGTATCGTGTCGATGCGTTCTATGGTGTGTCCGTAACGAACACCGAGCAATGCGGCATCATGTTGTTCAACCAGACCTAAGCAACGTGTTCCGGGCGCCCTTCGGGGCGCTCCGCTTATCTCTGGGGGATTGCTATGGCAGCCACAAGCGAGGCGCGCGCGCTTCCTTTTTTCACGGACACATTCGGGCAACCGCTTGAGTCCGGATCAATCTACATCGGGCAGCCGGGACGTGATCCCGTTGCATACCCGGCCGTTGTAACTTCCGATCTTGCTGGCTCTGTCGTGGTCGCGCAGCCGATCAGGACGACGCATGGCCATGCAGCCGCGGCAGGTTCGTTGATTCACCTGTTTGTCCAAGCACCATATTCGATCACCATTCTTGATGCATCGGGGCGCGTCGTCTATGCGTCGCTGAACGAAACTGATCCAGTTGCTACCGCTGTCGCGACTTCCGGCGTTCAATCTGCTGCGTCATTGGGTGCTCTTCGTGCTCGGGCCAAGACTTCTACGAATCAGGTATGGGTCACTGGCTACGGGATGTACGTCTATGATCCAACCGATAACACGTCGCCCGAGTCGCTTCCGTTTATCGTGGTTGGGAATGACGGCGCCCGCTATCACCTTAGTTTGCAAAGTGTTAATGCTAACTTCGTGAAGGCTTCGGCTTCGGCGCCGTCGACTACGTCTGGTACGTGGGTGAGTTGGAATGATTCCTCGGACAATGCCTCATACGTCACGAACAACAGTCCAGTCGCTGGCACTGGCGGAGTTGTTCTCCGCAATGTTAGTTCTAACGGGCTGACCGAAACTGCGCGCGCGCAACTGACGGGGACAGGCGTTTTCCAAACATCCGGTGATGTGAAGGCGAGCGGCAATCTAATTGCGGCTGGCGGCCTTGTATCCGTTCTCGGCGATGGAAGCCGCGGCCTTTCGTGGGATTCGGCCAACGGCCGTTACAACATGCCTGGCGCTCCGCTCTTTGTGAATGGATCGCAGGCTGTAACTCAGGCAACCGTTCAGGCCACGATTGCATCGAACCAAGTTGCCTTCGGCGTCGGGTCTGTCGCGCTCGGAACAAATTCCGCGACTGTCCCTGTGCTACCTGGAACATGGGTTCAGACGGGAAGCGTGAGCAATTCAGTCTACCTATACGTGCGGACGGCATAAATGGATTATCGATCGATAGCAAATCCGGTATGGGTCGATTCGTCGCATTCAATGATTGTGATCGACATCGTATTCCCTTCGCTCGGAGATTCGCCGGTCAAGTTCGCCGCCTCTCCTAAAGACATCATGCCATATGGGCGCGATATTTTCGCCGCTCTGATCGCCGGCCAATACGGCCCAATCGCAGAGGCAACCGCACAACAATGACCACCATCAATGATCTTTGCGTCACCAGTTCGGTAAGCGCAGATGACAAGCTTCCGATTTGGCAAAATGCGAATGGGGTAACTCGGGCGCTGCCGGTGTCGGTGCTGGATTCCCGCTATCTGACCCAAGCTGATGTTGCGCTGCTTGCGATCAGCCCGAACGTCGAAATCTTCAAGGCTGGCGTCGACTTTACTCCTGGCGTCAGTTTGGCGCTCACACTGGCGAATCAATACATGTCGGCGGCGAACGCCGAAGTGTTTTTTGACGCGTCGTTCCAAGGACCAGATCAATACTCGATCGCAGGATATGGAATGGTGTTCACGTCGCCTATCCCGGACGGCGTGTCGAGCGTTTATGTCCGCGGCGGCGTCACGCGTCTTGTTGGCGCTCCGAGCGATGGTACGGTAACAACGCCGAAAATTGTCGACGGCGCTGTAACGCCCGCGAAACTAGAGCCGGGCTCGGGTGGCTTCTATTCGGATTACTCGCCGCCTCCGGTCGTCTGGAAGTTTGCCGATCGCATTCGAATGGGAAACAGCCAGGCATTGAATGGCGATCTGGCATGGTCCGTCTCTCCTGTGTTTACGACTCCGTTCGGTTGGCAGGAACGAGACTCGACCTTATTCGTCGGTTCCGACGGTCGTATTGCGATTTCCGCATTTTCGCAAAGCTCAAAAAACACCGGCCCATTCCCGCCTAATCCGTTCTTTCCTGGCGCTCCCGCGCTGAATGGATTGGCGTTCAATGATGACACGACGCACGGTTCGCTAATGTGGGCGGGCTATCTGGAAGCCTACCGCGTCAATGGCGCCGGCGCGACTTACGGTCTTGAATTAGACATTGGCGAGGGTGGAACGGGCGTTATCCTCGATCCATACACCTTCCCTGGTAGTGCGACAACAGGCATTCAAGTGTCGTCTGGCGGGTCAACGGGACTCCCTTACGGCGCTCCTGCCGGCGCGGCTTACGTTGTCGGCAATAACGGTAACACGTTCTATCGCGGCTTCGTCGTCAATCACGATGCGTTGTCGAGCGTCGGCGGCGGACAAGCTCCTGCCGCTTACTCGATGGCAGCTACGCAATGTATTGCGTGGTTCAACGCGAGCGGCAATGTATCGACGAGTATCGTTTCTACCGTCGTTCCGGGCCAAGTCAATAACTACATGCAGTTCAATAACCAGCAGGTTGTTCTCGGGCAGAACAATCAACCTGGCTCATTCAACTTCAATTTCAACGCTTTCACGGCAGCAAACGGAATCAGCTTTGGCGGTGCAGCGGCTGGCGCAGCCGTGAGCATTGTGGCGTCGGGAAGCGACACGAATATCGATCTTCTTCTATCTGGCAAAGGGTCCGGACTTCCAAGCTTCGGCACCTATACGGCTGGCGTTGTTTCCCAAGCTGGTTACATCACCGTCAAAGATGCGGGCGGCACCATTCGACGACTTCTAGTGGGCTGATCTCATGGAATACACACTCAAGCTTTCGCAGCAAGACGTCCAGGTAATCATCGCCGCGCTTGGCGAATTGCCGTTGAAGATTTCCGGAAACGCGTTTGGCATCGTGCGGCAACAGATCGCCGAGCAGGACGCGGCCGGCGCAATTCCTCTCTCGTCGCTACAGGAAGGAAAGGCGGCATAACGCCTTCACATAAAACAGACCAATCGGGGTAACAAATGAATGATCTCGCGGCCAGCGCGGCGAAGGTAATGCCGCCAGTTTCAATAACTGTAGCAACGCTGCTAGGTCTTGGCTTATCGGATTGGCTCTTGGTCGTGACGATCATCTATACGGTGCTTCAAACGATCTTTCTCATCAGAGACAAGGTGTTCCGTAAATGAACGACGAAAACCTTCAAAAGCTGATCGCCGAGCTGCGCCGCGACGAGGGCGTTCGGTATTCGGTCTACAAGGACACGAAAGGTATCGATACGGTCGGCGTCGGGCACAACCTTCAGGCGAAGCCGCTTCCGGCCGGCTGGAAATATCCGCTCAACGATACGCAGGTCGACTCTCTGCTCGATGACGATCTCGAAGACGTCTTCCATGATCTCGATCGCAACCTCCCGTGGTGGACGGATCTTAGTGATGTACGCCTGCGCGTACTCGCTAACATGTGCTTCAACATGGGAATCGGCCGCTTGCTCGGCTTCAAGAAGGCGCTGATCGCGATGCGTCAAGGAAAGTTCTCGATCGCTGCCGACGAAATGCTTGATTCAAAGTGGGCGCGCGAAGACGTGGGAATAGGCACGCCCGACAAACCGGGCAGGGCGCTTCGCCTGGCAAACATGATGCGCACGGGGGCTTGATATGGGACTGCTCGACATCACCGGCATCAGCTCGGTGCTCGACTTCGGATCGAAGATCATCGACCGGGTTTGGCCCGATCCTCAGCAGGCAGCTGCGGCGAAGCTTGAGCTATTCAAGGCGCAGCAGGCCGGCGAGTTTAAGGAGATGGATCAAGCCTTTGAAATCGCAAAGGCTCAGATCGGCGTCAACCAGACCGAGGCAGGAAACAGCGCTGTGTTTGTCTCTGGCTGGCGCCCGGCGATCGGATGGGTGTGCGCCTTCGCGCTTGCCTATCAATACTTGCTGCGGCCGATCGTGAGTTGGGGCGTTGTCGCAATCGGTCATCCGCTGCCAGCGATGCCAGGCCTCGATGAAAACCTGTGGCAACTCATGATGGGGATGCTCGGTCTTGGCGGTTTGCGCACTTTCGAAAAGGTTAAAGGGGCTTCTAAGTGAAAAAGTTCATTGCATGCGCGCTCGCGCTTTTCTCGTCGCTGTCATTCGGCACGACGCTCAACCCGATCACTCTGCTCAATCCGGCGGGATCGACTGCAGGGCAGGCGATTATATCCACTGGCCCGAGCGGGGCGCCTGTGTGGGGCGCTGTGCCTCTCACTGGCATCACCGGCACCCTCGCTATCACCAACGGCGGCACTGGCGCTACAAGCGCTTCAGCGGCACGAACCAATCTTGGCCTTGGAACGGCCGCCACGCAGAACACCGGGACGAGCGGCGCGACGGTTCCTCTGCTGAATGGCGCGAATACCTGGGCATCGGCTCAGACATTCTCGGTCCGCCCGACGTTCAACGGCGCGACGCCTTGGGATAGTGGCAATCTGGCGTCACCGGCTGCGACAACCGGCAACCTTTCTCAGTTCGCGGCGACGACCAGTGCACAACTTGCTGGCGTCCTGTCAGATGAAACCGGATCGGGATCTGCCGTATTCGGAACATCTCCGACGATTTCGACCCCGACGATAAACGGCATCACGAACGGCAGTTCGGCTGCTGCCGGCGTTGTCGGTGAGCTGAAGACGAATACCGGCTCTGGCGTATCGATGACAAGCGGGGCGGCCATTACGTGCACATCGGTTGCGTTGACTGCCGGTAAGTGGCTAGTGTGGGCGAACGTGTCATATACGGCAGCCGGCTCGACGACGGTTTCCTTCCTGTCGTCGAGCATCTCTCAGGCGAACAACACTGGGGGCCCTACGTCGGCAACGCAGACGATCAACGCGAGTTTCGTCACTGGCGGCGGTCAGACGCTCGCGGCAACGCCCACGCTACTCAACTTGTCGTCGAGCGGGACGGCTTACGCGGTTGGACTGGCTTTCTTCGGCGTGAGCACAATGACGTGCGGTGGCGCCATTAGCGCATTGCGGATTCTTTGAGTCCATAGGGATTGCTCTGCGCGTTCTGCTGTGCGTGGTAAGACATATCGGCGCCTGTCGGCGGCTGATTTGTCTTACTGCGAACGACTACGAGCAACACGAATATCACGGCGCAAGAGGCTGCGACAGCAACTATGATTTTTACGTAATTTGACATAATAGAGTTTATCGAAATTCCCGGATCGTGTTCGCTAGGCGATTGTCATCCTCTTGGGTCCATCCTGGCTCGAAAGAAGTCAAGCTGTGCCACAGCATATAAGCGCCCCATGCCCACGTGCGCCCCAGTTCCTTGTCGGGACCGTTGAGGGCGCCCCGAATCTCGCGCTCGGTCTTTTCGGTCAATTCGGCGTAGGTCCAAGATTTCATGTTTGCGAATTAGAAGTTATCGAATCTGTGGATAAGTGAACGCATCGCTGGTTTCTTTCGTTCACCGGGATGAACGTAATTTCAGTCTTGCGTTCACGGTGATGAACGCAAAGTGCCGTTTGCGTTCACCGGGATGAACATAACAATATAAATATCTATGTTAACAATATGCCCTGACCGCCATTCGGAATCTGTGGAAAACTCATCATGTCACCATCGGGTACGTCAGACGCCTTGATAGCCGCTCGAAGCACGCCGCTCTGTCCATCCCACATAAACCCGTCACCAGGAATGATCTCGCAGTCGGCGAAAGCTTCGGGCCGCGTCCGCTCGCCTTGGATCGCTGCGGCTATTCCCTCGATTGTCTTGCGGAGCGTTGCCGGCACGTAATCAATCACGATTGTGCAAAGCACGCGTTCGCCCATACGCACGTCCATGCGCTCGCGCGCCACATAGGTGCTTCCTCGGCTCCTGTTCCCCTTCGTGACTACTCTGAGTAGGTGCGACGTCTGCAGGACTTCCACAGCCTTGTGAACGGCTCCTAGGCTCAATCCCGTCATCTCCCCTATTCTGCGCATTCCCGGCCACGCCTCGCCCGTATTGAAATCAGCATGCGCCTTGATCGACTGCCATACGGCGAACGCATTCGGTCCGATGGCTGCAACGATGCCGGATTCGAATAGGTCGCGCTGCATGGTCTGAAAGGTAGTATCAATCTTGCTTTGCATTAATACCCCTCCTTCTCTGCCGCGGCTATCTCTCGATCCAGCGCTTTCTCAAGCGCCTCAGACACGAACCCCTTTAGGTTTTCGATTCTCCCCCATGTCTTGAGAGTGTGGAGTTTCGTCTGAATCCGGCGCGGCACTTCATAATTGGCCTTTACCACATCGTCTTGGCCGTCCCACGGGCGTTTTCTCGCCTCTCTCTCAGGTTCTTGCTTGGGTGCTTCCTTCCTTGGTTCCTTGGTTTCTTCCTTGCTTGCTTCCAAGGTTGCCGGCGCCGCGGCCCCTTTCTTCGTCACAACCATATCGAGCGTCGCCTTAGACATGGGCTTTCTCCTTCTTCGCTGG